CCGAGATCTACACTAGATCGCTCGTCGGCAGCGTCAGATGTGTATAAGAGACAGCAATATGGCAGGCCGACCCACCAAGTACGACAAAGCGATGGATGAGCAGGTATTCAGACTGTGCCTCCTGGGCGCCAAGGATACCGAGATTGCTGACTTCTTCGGTGTGGATGAGACAACACTGAACCGCTGGAAGAAGGCGCACCCATCATTTTGCCTGTCCCTAAAGGCCGGAAAGGAGGATGCGGACGCCAAGGTAGCCGAGAGCCTGTACAACCGGGCGCTGGGTTACAGCCACCCCGAGGACAAGATCTTCTGCGACAGCAAGACCGGTGATGTGACCACGGTCGAGACTACCAAGCACTACCCACCAGACACAGCGGCGGCCTTTATCTGGCTGAAGAACAGGAGAGGCGATGAGTGGCGAGATAGAAAAGAGCACGTCGTCAACGATAGTGCAGCGACTGCCCAGGCAATGGCAGTATCCCGGCTTGTTGACTTCCTTGAAGAGCATGCCCCACGAGGATCGCCAGGCCATCCTGCGGACCTGGGCAAGAACGGATCTCTACTTCCTCCTAAGATACCTCCTAAATCGCACTGATGTCGAACACCCTTGGCTCTTTGATCGCTGCCGAGAGGTACAGGCTGATCCTGACGGACACCTTGATCTGTGGTCCCGGGAGCATTACAAATCTACTATTATCACGTTCGCCAAAACTATCCAGGACATTCTTGCATCACATGGCGATGACCCTCTGCCCGAATGGGGAGGTATCGAGCCCGTCTTCGGAATCTTCAGCCACACCCGACCCATAGCCAAGGCCTTCGGTAAGCAGATAGCCCGCGAGCTGGAGAACAACCAGGTCCTGATCGACCTGTTCCCTGATATCCTGTGGCAGAATCCACGAGCCGAGGCCATGCAGTGGTCCGAGGACGCGGGCTGGTCCGTCAGGCGCAAGGCCAACCCGAAGGAACAGACGGTCGAGTGCTGGGGCGTAGTCGAGGGCCAGCCGGTATCCAAGCATTTCAATGTGTTGATCTTCGATGACATGGTGACCAAGGCCAGCACCACCAGCCCTGAGATGATCAACAAGACCACCGAGCACTGGGAGCTGGCTCTGTCCCTGGGCGCCGGCGAGACTGGCAAGCGGCGGTACATCGGCACCCGGTATCACATGAACGACAGCTGGCGCGTGATTATGGAGCGCAATGCGGCTATCCCACGAATCTATCCGGCGACTCATAATGGAGAACTTGACGGTAAAGCGGTGTTTTGGTCCCAGGATCATTATGAGAACAAGGTCCGTGAGTACGGTACCTTCACCGCCTCTTGTCAGCTTCTACAGAACCCTCTGGCAGACAAACACAAGGGATTCGCTCGAACAGACCTTCGGTTCTACGATCGAATGGGTGAGGGTGGTCGGGGCAACCGATATATCATTGTCGACCCGGCCAACACGAAGCGCAAGAAGAGCGACTATACAAGCATGGGCGTTATTGAACTCGGGCAAGATGGCAACTTTTACCTGGTGGACGGAGTACGAGACAAGCTCAGCCTTACCGAGCGAACCAACAAACTGATCTGGCTGCACCGCTTCTGGCATATGCGCGGCGGCGCCCCGATCAAAGGTGTGGCTTATGAGGAGTACGGTATGCAGGCGGACGTTGAGCATATCGAATACGTCCAGGGTCAGGAGAACTACCGCTTTGAGATTACCCCGGTCGGCGGATCCATGGGCAAGACGGACCGCATTCTGCGCCTGCAACCCCAGTTAGAGGCTAATCGGTGGTGGTTCCCGCACCACATCCACTATCAGAACTACAAGGGCGAGAACAAGGACCTGATCGAAGAGTTCCTGGTGGAGGAGTACGACTGCTTCCCGGTGCCTGTCCATGACGATTTTCTTGATATGCTTGCGCGCAACGAGGACATTGAACTAATATGGCCTAAACCAATACCCGAACGCAAACCGAAGGACCGATACAGCATGGGACATGGGAAGCGATCATCGATGGGAATGGGCGGCTAATGAGTACACCACATGATTGATAATGACCGGTTAGAGGACACCTCACTCGATCAAGACGACGCTGACCTGGTGGCCCTGGCCAGGAAGCGCTGGAAACAATCCGAATCATCACATGAAGAGTGGCGCCTATCCGCCAATGAGTCCTACGCCTTCGTTGCCGGCGACCAGCTGGACGACGTCACCAAGGCCCTGTACGAAGAGAAGCTACGACCCATCGTCAGTTTCAACCTCACCGCAAAATACATTGATGCAGTTGCAGGCCTGCAGATCAATAACAGACAAGACATCAACTTCGCACCTCGACAGACTGGGGATGCTCCGGTCAATGACATTGCCAACGAGGTAGTATCCTGGGCGCGTGATGGCTGTGACGCCAGTGACGAGGAGTCCGACGCCTTCTGGGACATGCTGTGCACCGGCATGGGCTGGGTTGAGCACTTCATGGACTACGAGGAGGATCCGGAAGGCCTTATCACGAGTGAGCGCAGGGACACCCAGCAGATGCGATGGGACACCAGGGCACGCAAGCGCAACCTGAGAGACATGCGCTGGGTCCAACGTGGCAAGCCCATGAGCGCCGATGAGATCAACGAGCGCTGGCCCGATGCTGACTGGGGCGAGCCTGACGACATGATGGACAACATCGAGGAGATCGAGACCGCCATCCATGACGCCACCCGTGCGCCGTTCTACGAGAGCGAAGCCGGCAATACAGGCGGTGGCGAGGTACGCACACATACCGTTCTGGAGATGCAGTGGTACAAGGTCGAGAACCACATGCTGGTCAAGGTCCAACAGCCAGGGCAGCAACCAGGTCAGCCACCGCAGATGATCGAGAAGATGATCCGCCACAAGGATTGGATCGCCAAGTTCAAGCCTTTCCTGGAAAAGAACAACGTACAGCACAAGGCCATCCCCCGCAAGAAGCGTGTCTACTACCGCATGTTCCAGGTAGGCACGACGTTGCTGCAGAAGGGCTTATCACCCTGCCAGTCCGGGTTTACCTACAAGTGCATGACCGGTAAGCGCAACCGGAATGACAATAGTTGGTATGGCCTGGTTAATGCGATGAAGGATCCACAGCTGTGGGTTAATAAGCTACTGAGTCAGATCCTGCACACGGTGGACACCAACGCCAAGGGCGGCATCCTGGCCGAGCGCGGAGCATTTGAGAACCCCATGGAGGCCGAGCGTGACTGGTCCAGCCCGGACAAGATCGTGTGGATGGAGGACGGCGCCATCTCCGGCCCAACGGGCAAGGGCAAGTACGCCGAGCGACCGCAGACCACCTACCCGCAGGGCACGGACAGGCTCCTTCAGATTGCCATGGAGGCATTTTCAGGCGTAACAGGCATTCCCGTGGAGCTCCTGGGCATGACCGACCGCAATCAGCCCGGCATCATCGAGCAACAGCGCAAGCAGGCCGGCATGGCCATGGTCGCCTGGGCCTTCGATGCGATGACTCGGTACCTGAAGGACACCGGCGAGCTGTACCTGGAGTACGTCAAGAAGTACATACCGGAGGGCAGGATAGTACGTATTGCAGGGACTGACGGCAATAAGCAGTACGTGCCCCTGGTCAAGGACGAGATGGCCCACAAGTACGACATCATTGCCGACGAATCACCGAGCAGCACCAACGTGAAGGAGCGTACCTTCGTCACCCTGATGCAACTCATGCCACACCTGGCCAAGATGGGCATACCACCACCTCCGGACTTCCTGGATTACACACCACTGCCGGCTGACTTCGTGACGAGCTGGAAGAAGATGATGCAACCGGATCCGCAGAAGCAGGAGGCGCAGAAGGTCGAGATGGCCGATCGCCAGGCCGATGTCCAGGTCAAGCAGGGCAAGGCAGCCGAGCACAAGGCCAAGGTTACCAACCTGCAGGCCGATACGCAGAAGAAGCAACAAGAGACCCGCAAGGCAGCTGCCGAGACGGGCACAGCAATAGCAACATAAAGGGGAACAGTAATGCCACCACTAGAAGACGAAGATTTTGACCTGTTAGGGGGAGAGCCAGATGACGCAGCAGAGTTTGATACCGATGGGGACGAAGGTGATCAAGATGCCGATACATCCAAGGAGTTATCTGGGGAGGATTCTGCGGCAGCGCAGGATAATGAATCGAGCGCCGACGATGCTGGAGCCGGAGCCACTGATGAAGGAACTGACGCTGGCAATCAAGGAGGCCAGACGGTACCTCTTGCGGTACTCCTAGACGAGCGCAAGGGGTTTCAATCTCGCATTGATCAGTTGTCCGAGAAGGCAGCCAAGGCCGATGCGTTCATGGATCGGATGGAGGACATCAACCGTCGCAAGGCTGAGGAGGCCGCGAAGCCGGAAGAACCTGAGTACCTTGACGACCCCAAGGGCTACATTGACCACAAGACCGGTGAGGCAAAGCAGGCCGCCACCGAGAGCAAGGAGAACATCACCCAGCTGCGCGAGATGAGCGAAGCCCAAGCGCAGATCCAGCAGACCGTGAACCGGCTGCAGAGTTATGACACGGAGTTCATCAAGGCAGGCAACGAGGACCTGTACGACGCCATCGAGCACGTGCGTTCCGTCAATGTCCAGAACGGTCTCGACATGGGCCTGAATCAGCAACAGGCGGAGCAGGAGGCGGCCAAGGCCATGTTCATGACCCAGGCCCAGGTACTGAACCGCAACAAAAACCCGTCGGAGTACATCTACAACCTGGCCAAGCGCTGGGGTTACTCCAAGGCGGTGGCTGAACCGGCCAAGCCGACCGAGGACGCGGACGATATCATTGCTGCAGGCCAGGACGCGCAGTCGATGGGCGGCGGAGCTGCACCCGGTGAGGACCAGCACGATGAAGAACTGGACGATGAAGAGTTCACCGAGATATTCACCGAGATGTTCGGGCAGAAACCGCGCTAGTTGACAGGAATTGAACACGGGTTCAGTATTGATCCCAGTACCCGGCCGAAAGGGACATTACACCAAGTAGGCCGTTTCGCTCACCACAGCGTTATGTGGTTTTCGTGCTGACAACGCAAGGTCAGGTTCGCAGACACCAGCGATAGGTGTATGAACCAGTATCTAACTACACGGAGACCATCTAATGGCAACTACCAATTATGCGGTAAACCATCCATTAGCCGTCAAGCGCTGGTCCAAGGGGCTCATGAAAGAGGCGTTGAAAAACACGCACGTCATGCAGTTCATGGGCGTAGGCACCAACAACGTCATCCAGATCAAAACTGAACTCGGTAAGGAGGAGGGCGACAAAGTCACCTTCGGACTGCGTACACAGTTGTCTGGTGAAGGTGTTAGCGGCGACGGCACACTGGAAGGTAACGAAGAAGCGCTGACCACGTACGATGAC